GATCCATAATAACTACTAGTCGTGTTGTCTGAACCACTTACTCTTAGTCTTAAATTGATCCAATCTGCAACAGATTGAGTGGTATAAATTAAAACTCGGTATCTTGAATAAGTTGAACTAAAAATGCTATCCATGCTTAATGAGGAAACTGCCGACATTGAAAATGTATTAACCAATGTCATGCCACCACCGCCAGCTGGTGTTGCCCATTTGACTTTATAAGGACTAACCGTTGTATCGGCTGTTAAAACCTGATTAGTCGTACCAATAGGCAGGTTATCGTAAGTGCCATTACCTGTACCTACTACAATATCGCCACTAGCCGTAATGGTAGTAGCCATGTCATTAGTAATAGTTACCGTGCCGCTTGTGCCGCCGCCAGTAATACCTACCCCAGCGGTTACGCCCTCAATATCACCTGTTGCACCTGAGGCAACCCAGGCTGCCCCGTCATAATACCAAAGGCCATTAGTGTCCTTTGTAAAAGCGAATTGCCCCTCTTGTGGTGAGGTAATGGCAGCATTACGAGCTGCGGCACTAGCAAATACCAATACGCCTTGCATCAAATAGCCGTTGACATCAGCTGCGGTTAATACTTCACCTGTTGTAAAGGTTTTAAAACCTAATCCAGCTGCCATAATTTTGCTCCTTAGTAGGCCAATACGCCGCTGTCAAGCAAGCCGTATAGGTTTGAGTCTAATATAAAGCCGTCAATAATTGGCTCTAAAGTGGTGAGTGTTGTTTTCCAGCTATTAGGCGTAATGCTTTGAGCTACGCCAAACACCTGCAAAGTTTTAGTTAGGGTTGATCCGCCAGGCTGATTAGTAGTAATGGTTACAGGGTCAAAGTAATCAAGGCCTAAAGCTGCAACCGTGCCAGCTGTGTAATTGTCTGTATATAAATCTAGCTTAATAGCATCACAACGTATAGAGGTTTCAGCCCTAGAGGCGACATAAGCACGGGCATAGTCCAGGGCTACCGCATCAGTTTGCATAAGTAGGTTTTGTTGGTTGTAGCTGTGAATAAAGTACTTATCTATGCTGGCCTGATTTATAGCTGTTTGAGCTGTTCCACCTGTGCGGGTGATTGAAGCTGAGTTATAAACCAAAGTGTCATCAAGGCGCCAAACAGCATCAAAGTAGCCTATGCCTGTGCCATTGTCGTTGAACACAACAGGGGCTTTGCCTGTACTACCTGCCGTTACGGCTCTATCCTGAAATACAAACGAGCCTGCCGCATCCACGTACAAGGCGCCGTACTCGCTAGTTTCTATTGTTTGCATAGCTGCAAGGCTTGTGCGAGCTGTGCCAGGATCAGCCTGCATTGTGGTTAGCCCTGCATCAACATCGCGCATAGTTAAAGGCCAGGCGATAGCATCTAATAGGTTATTTATTCTTGCACCGCTTAACTGGCCAGCTGAGGTACCTGCCACGGTGCTAATTTGTGCGTTTTGTGCAAGCCTAAAGGCATCCACAGCTGTAATGGTTGTATATACAACATCGTTAGCATTTTTAGGCGTAGTAGTTGTATAGGTTGTAATGAAGCCTGCAAAGATTGGGTAGGTAGTAGCGCCGTAAGTGGCTGTAATCTGCACCTTACGCATAGGGGTTAAAAGGTTGTAATACGGTGAGCTGGGGTTTTGCGGGTTAAAATCTCCGTTTTGGTCAACAATACGCATAGTAAGCGTGCCTGTTTGGAATTGGTCAGCCTGTGGATTACGTCCACGTATCGTTTGTATGCTGTCAACCACATTAGAAACGTCAACAACAACAGCTGTACTATCAGCTAATACGTTTGTATCTAATAAGCCTGTATCTAAAATCATAGCCTGAGCAAAGCTAGGCCCAGTACTAAAGTTAATGACCGCGTTAATTACTGGGATTGTCATACAGCTATAGCCCCTGCGTAGCTTAGGTTATTACCAAACCTGTTGTTTTGTTGTACGGCGTTTTGTACAACCTCAATAAGGCCGCTTGTTCTATCTATAACCTCTACCGTCACCTTGCTGGCTGACTCAGCGGTTCTAAAGGATTGCAGCGCCCCGCTTGTGTCGGTAGTCATACCTAATTTAGCCATATACAGCTGCAAGGCAGCCTCATCAGCTGCATTTTGTTGGTCTAGTAAATCTGCAAAAGCATTAGCTCGTGCCGTTGCCGCATCTGCATATTCCAGGATTGCCGATACTGAGGCCTTTGCCGCTACGTCTTTGCTAATAGGTTCTATATAATCGCCTACAGGGATACCTGAGCCTAGTGATCCGCTTGTAGCTGGCTTGCTCAAAGATTGAGCATTAGCTACGCCTAGCAACCTAAGCATCTCGGCTATCTTGTCCAAAGCCATATTAAGGTTGTTTTGGTCAATAAGCTCTTTAGGTTTAAAAGCATCAAGGATATTTTGAATATCGGTTAACTTTAAACTTTGATTTTGTAGAGTGCCTAAAATCTTTAAATCAGCATTTAATTTTGCAGCTAAACGAGTAGCCGCGGCTACATCCTTGTTGGCTATTGCATCCTCTAGCGCCAACATATCTTGCTTAATTGTTAGGCGTACTAAATCATTTGTTAATTGCAAGCGTTGTTGATTGCTGGCCGATACACCCAGCTTGTTAATCTCATCTTGCTTAGCCAGTAAGGCAGCTTGTATTTGAATAGCATCAAGGTTAAATACGTCCTGGCCTTTACCCAAAGCCAGGGCAGCCTTATCAAGGGCCGCCTGGTCTTTCTTTGCTTTAGCTGTTGCAGCTGCGCTTTTAGCCTGTGCGTTAGCCAATTTAGCAAGCTCTTTATTACGCTTAATCGCATCTAGCTCAGCCTTTTTACTAGCTGCCAAAGCTGCGCGGCCTGTGTCTTGATTGGCCAAACTCATAGGCTGGCTAAACGGCTGTGGGCCTTTAATCTCTTTTAATAGCTCAGCTGCACGCTGTGGACTAAAGCGGCCTAATACGTTGCCTACCGCACCAAAAACACCCTTAACTATGCCTGCCCCTGGGATAGTCGCTATTTGCTCTTTCAGGTAAACAATACTGTCAATAAAATTAGCTAGTGACTTTGCGGCGTTTTCTATATCTTTGCCTAAATTGTCTATACCGTCACTACCGCCTACTGAGTCAATAGCTCCTAAAAGGCTAGTGCCAATAATCTCTTTAGCGTTGTTTGTTGCAACAGCCAAAAGGCTCATTTGTCCAATATAAGTATCAAGGGCAGCTTTACCTGAGCCAGCAAAACGATCAGTAATTATTTGCTGTATCTGGTCAAACGACATAGCCGCCAGCTCAGCCTGTGTATATCCTAAATCTAATTGCTTTAATGCTTTTTTGTTGCCAACGTAAGCCTGTGCCAATAAGTCAACGCTAGAGGCGTAGTCAAGGGTTGAGCCGCTAGATACGTCAAAAGCTAGGGCCAAAAGCTTTTCAGTTTTAGCTATTGAGCCAGTAACTCCTGCAAGCTGGGCAAAGGCAGGGCGTAGCTGGTCATCAAGTACGCCTGTTTGGCTTTGCATCTTAGATATAAAGCCCTCAGCATCAACAGCTGCATAGGCTAGGCCAACATTTTTTAAAGTGGTGGCCAATAATCTTTGAGCTTTAATATCCTCGCTAGCTGCCTTAACTGAGGCTTTGCCATAAGCCAAAACGGCAGCTGCGCTCAGGGTTACCCCTAGCGTGCGGCCTAAGTTTTTTACGCTGCCTGTAAGTTTCTTAGTGGCTTTGTCAGCATCAGCAAAAGACTTTTTACCTAAAAACTGGCTGGCAATATTTATTACTAGATCGGTGGCCATTACGCTGCCCTCTTTGTTAGCTCATAAAAGTTAGCCGCTGAGGTTTCTAAAGCTTGAATTACAGCTGCGTTAGCCCTGCCGTTATCCTCAGCCCACGCACGGTAAATTAAGCGGCCTGTTTCTTTTGTCGTAGGTCGGCCAACCATACCTTTAGGCCGTGCATTAACTAGCTGGCCTGATGAATTGAGGTTGCTAATAAACTGTTTACCCGCGTTGGGGTTAGCTGAATTGTTATAGCCTTTACGGTCACCGCCAGCTGGCTCTACGTAGTAATTAAGCTGATAGGCACCCTGTTTGTAATATTCGCCAGTTGTACGGTAAACCCTACTTTTGCGAGCGTAGTTAGGTTGGCCTTGTGGGTTTTTACGTCCAGCTGTCTCATAAATAGCACCCGCAGCTGACTTATTAAGGATACGAGCTAAAGCCACAAAGCCGTTTTTGTTTGGCTTTGAGGGGCTTGTGCTGTAGGTAATGCCAGCTTTAGCTTGTACTGAGTTAAACTTTGGAAAAGGCCTATACACAAGGTTTTCTGCACCTGATATTTGTTTAGTCCAGCCTGATAGCACCTGGTTATCACTAGGTACAAACCCACGTGCAACTGAGGTTACAGTTTTTAAAGCTGTGGCCATTTCAATTTGTGTTTGCTTAGATAGATCAGGCGCAAAGCGCTTAAGGGCGAGACGAAGCTGTACGGCCCCTTCTAGCTCTACTGGCATTTTGTAGCTCCTTTGCTCTATCCTGCAAAACTTTAAGCATATTACGTAGCATTACATCGTCTAGGTCTAGCAAATACTGGGGCGCGATACCCGTTTCTACGGCTAGCTGCGCTATGAGGTAACCAAAATTACCGCGCCCCACTATTGCGAAGGGTCATCATCCAATACCTCAACCTTAGCTAAGGTGTCTAAGAATAACGCTCCAAAAACAGGCACCTCAACCCCACTAGCCCTAAGGCACTCGTGAGCTAAAAAGTACACATCTGTTTGCTTTTCATCATCTCTAAAGGCTTTATGAAAACCTTTTTTTGCATATAACTCAAAGGCATACTCAATACGGGGCGTTATCTGATGCTCAGATACCGTACCGTCAACCCTTGTTATTTTAAGCTTTGCCATTGTTAGCCCCTTGTCTGTTTACTTATGGTGTGGTTGTTACTACGATTGGTGAATTACAAGTAAACGTAATGCTCTGTGTTGACTCGTCAGCTACAGCGCCGTTAATGTCGGTTGTGTTATTAACTAAAACTGTTGTGCTGTATAGCGGGTTTGTTGTTGAAACTACCGCGCTTGTTTGCTTTAGCGTTAGTGGCACGGTTGTACCCCAGGCAGCTTGTAGCGTTGCGCGTACTGATCCTGCACCTGAGGCAGCATCATCATTTAGAAAATCTAAAGTGATCGTGCTAGCTTCAAGGCCTTTTACAAACTTATGAGCGCTGTCACCCATAGCTGTTACCTCTAGCTCATCAAAGCTACGGTTAATTGTTGCGCTTGTAACGTGGTCTGATAGCACTACTGAGTTAAGAGTAGCCACTACGCCGTTTGATAAGAAAATTGCCATTGGGGCTATTCCTCTACTTTCTGTGTTGTTGTTTCTTTTGGTTGGGTTTCTTTAATCTCTTTTGGCAAATCCTGGCCAATTTTGATTAAAAAAGCTTTTTCTTCATCTGTTAGTGCCATTTTATGCTCCTATGCCCAGCTTGTTAGTACGGATATTTGTAGGTCTGCCGTTAAATATTCACCTGATGCAACGCTCAAAACACTAGGCGCGCTAACGCCAGTAACATTAAAAACAATTGCACTAGAGGCCAGTTTATTAAATACGGCTACTATTGTGTCCTCTATGCCAATTAAATTAGAGGCATTGTCAAACATTGGTACCGTCATAATAATTTTAAAGTTTGCTAAAGGTGCAATAGCTGCGCGTGAGTTATTGCTAGGCGTAATATATGGATCAGCTGGCGCGACCACGACGCTACTACTTTGCATTGTGCTGGGCGGGTAATTGAATACCGTCCACACACCTGCATTAGCTAGGGCAGCTGCGATCGTGCTGCGCAGCGTTGTTATGGAAGCCATTAGCCGACCATAGACGCGGGCGAAAGATACGGAGCTAAAAGCCCGCGTACAGATGCCATAAGCGTATTAGACATTTTAAACGGGCTCGGACTATATCCGTCCACGCTTGTACCGCCGTTTTGTGTGCTAAAACGTGCTGTCCAAATATTTTCAGCCAACATAAGCGCTGCCGCGTTAATAGCAGGTGTATTTGCATAAGTAGCTGTTTTTGTGTCATCGCCCGTCATAGTGCCATAAGGCAATACCCGCCTAAAGTTTTGATCGGCTGCTACTCTTGCATATTGAATAAAGCTATACCCTTGTGGGTTTTGCCAATAATTGAGGTTCATATTAAAGGCTGGCAAAATATTACCTGTACCCGTGCTAAAAGGTATTGTGCCTGTAATTGTATAAGTACCGTTAAAAGTTGAACCAGCCCCAGCAATAGTTACTGATTGGCCCGTAGTAAATATGCCAGGGTTGGCAACCATAACTGTAGCAACATTAGACACTAAAGCCGTGCCCACTACGGGCGCGGCATCAAACCACAAAAAGCCGTTTATTAAATCCTGAGCTGCCTGGCAGGTGTCCTCTATCCAGGTGTAAGAGTCGTACAGGGTGCCAACACCCAGCGAGGCTTTTAAAGTCGCGGCGGTAACGTAGGTTGCTGGCATTTCTGTACTCCTTACTTACTTAGGTTTGGTGAGCCTCAAAGGGCTAAGAGGCCCACCAAACTATTAGTGGGTTATTAGTTTAAGTTGAACTTAACAATACCCTTAGGCATTTTTGCAATAGTTGCCATATAACCATAAATAGCCACTTGCACCTGTAGGTTGGATACTACGTTTACTGACATATAGGCAGTAGGTGATTGGTAAACAGTAAAGGCCTCAGGTGCAAGGATTACAGCTGAGTCGTCAATAGTTGTAGTAGCAGTAAAGTTCTTATCAACGTATAGATCAAGGCCTAGCACGTTACCGCGGATCGAACCTGGCTGTGTTAGCCCGCCCGCGTTCATTGGCTGAGATGCTGAGTAAATTGGTCGCCCTGTTGTATCAGTAGCACCCATTAGTAGCTGCCATTGTGAACCGTTAGCAATGTAGTTATTAGCGAAGTAACCTGTAGCTTCGTAAACTTTACGAGCTGAGTCTGAGGCAAACTCAATAATACCTGCTGAGTCTGCATCGCATCCTGAGCTGTACTGACCAGCTGCGATAAGAGCTGCTAGTACTGTTGTATCTAGCGTCTTTAAATACGCATTTTGCAGCTGGTTTGTGAGCTCTGAATAAAAGTTGGGATCCGACCGCTCTAGTAGTTCTACGCTGATCGTATTCATACCTGCGTACTTATTAACTGTACCTGTTAGATAGGCTGTTTCCATACCTGTATTTTGTACAGCTCCAGCCTCAGCTTCAACAGTTACTACAGGTGCTACGCCTGTACCGCCACCAGCTGAGGTAACAAGAGACGGTACGTTAATTGTCATACCGTTAGCTGGCAAAGTGCCGCGTGAGCAAGCGTCAATAGCAGGAGTACCAAAACGTGTATTTGTTGGAAACTCTGATAGGTACTGAGTTGGGTTAAAAGCTGGGTTTGTACTAAAGCTGTCATCTGCGGCTGTTACGTAAAGCTTTGAGTCCTCGTTACCGAGTGCAGCCTTAATTTTATGCTCTGTGTATGAACCCATATTTACAATAGGTGTGCGTACTCGTTGTGAGTTAAGTGCGCTGGGTAGGATGATTTTACGAGCTGCCTCTACTGTAGGTGCAGCCTGCTCTGTGGCGTCAACGGCCTCAGGTGCGTTTTGATCGGGGGCTGTAGTCACAGCGGCCTCGCTTTCGGTTTCGGTTTCGGTGGTTGTTGTATTTATTACGGTGTTAGTAGTCGTAATTTTTGTACTCGTTGTTTCAGCTGCATCTAGTGGCATATCGCCCTCTTGCGCACTAATTTTTTGCACCGCAGCGCTGGCAAACGCCGCGCTCTCAACGAGTGACACTTCGCGTAAAGTGGCAGCGGTGACCAGGAGATAATCCTTTTGGGGCTTTGATGCTGTAACTTCAACACCAACGGATAAGCCGTCCATAAGTTGCTCCTGGGCTAGCAAAATTGCATCTGAGCCGCGTGATGATGCGCTCACTTTGAAGCTGGCATACAACCCGTCTTTAGATGAAGTAATGCTTTGCATACGGCCTACGGGTTTTGAGTTGTCGTGCGACATTAAAAGTTTTACACGGCTAGGTTCAGGTGCGCTAATTGAACCCTCAGCAAAAACTACCTTGCCAGCCGAGGTATATCCAACCTCACCATAAGGTGCAATTTTGCCTGAGATAGTACGGCGGTCACCGCTATCCACAGCTTCAATATTGCCACTAAACGTTAATATTAACGGTTGCATTTGTTGCGCTCCCTTCATTAAGGCCACTAGGGCTTAGCTGTTCCATACTCTGAGCTTGTTCTAAGTCAATTAAACCTAGATTTAGCATTTTTTCAATTGCATCTAAACGTGCAGCTGTATCAGCACGTAAAAAGGTTTCGTCTAAAGCAAAACGCACTACGTTACCGTGCGCTGTAATGTCATCCATACTTAGGCGGTTTTCAATAGCGCTAATAAACGGCTGCAAAGAATAAGCTACAAACTCTTTTCTACCGTCAAGGATATTTTGGTAAGTCATACTGTTATTCATATCCGCGCTTATGTAATAGGCAGGTACGTTCATTAAGCGAGCAACCTCAGTAGCTAAGTACTGGCTACTTTCGTTGTACGTCATATCCTTAGGACTAAAGCCAACCTGTTGGTAATCCAAAGTGCTAGTAAGGTACGCCGTTGATCGTGAAGTACGAGCAGCTTTCCAGGCAGCTAGCAAACCGCTAATTTGTGCCTCAGGTAGATCAGCACCACTATTTTTAATAAATCCTGTTGGCATTGGTGTTGCAGCTGCGACAGCTGCGGCCTTTTGTACGTCAATAGCTGCCTGTATTGTGCGGGCGCCTGTTTCTAATACGCCAGGTAACAAGCTTTGAAAAGTAACAAGCGAACCAATACCCGACATAGGGGCACGCTCACCGTTAACTGTGTAGTAATCGACTTGCTCACCATACTGATCAGTAGTAATTGTAACGCGAGTATTTGCAATCCACTCAAACCCACTAGGGCGCCCGTCATCTGCATATAATGAAGTTACGCGCCAATAAGCAACACCGTAAAATAATAAACTATCTACGGTATAAGCAATAGTTACGCTACGTGGTTGTCGCATATCAGGTTGATCAAGCCATAAAGGGCTTTCTAATTTTGCACCTGTTGATTTTTTATATAACTCTAAATCTATACTAGAGATAACGCCAGCAATTAAATTACGGCATCTAGCAACAGCTGGCACTTGCAAAGCTACGTAACGATCCATAAAAGGCACGCCGTTGCCAGCACCGTAAAGCCCACCATAGCTATAAACGCCAGCACCATAGCCCTGCGACATAACGGCAGGGGCTAGCTGCGCCGTAACATCTTTTTTAGCTATACCTAAAGTTTGCAACAATCCCATAACGTAATAATGGCGTAAAAGTCAACGACATACGGCAAAAAATCCTTCGGCGTGTCTAAACGTGTATTTTGGCCTCAGCTACGGGTTGGGCCAGTATGTGAATAACCATAGCTAGGCCAATAGGTATATCAACAGGCCCAGCCGATTTACGGCGCACAATACGCCAGGCATCGCTTGTAATTTTGGCTGCACAGTTGGCCATTTGTTGCACTAGCAAATCTTGCCCACTATGGCGCAGCCTGTCGTTTACCAGGCTGTCGTGAAAGTCCGAGCAAGCGGTATAAAAGCTTTGCCCTGATATATCGCGAGTTTGTACGCCCGCATTTTGTAGCCTTTGGGCAATACTGGCGGTTGTGTATTTGTCGTAGCAAACAACCCGCGGGTAGTAGAGATCAGCCCATTTTTTAATACTGGCAGCTATAGCAAGCTCATCAACAGCAACCTGTGAACTGTAGGTATCTAATACAGCTACACCTATGCGCCCGTCAGGCAATATTTGGCCCATTACTAAACTTGCATCGCGCCTACTAGGGCTCACGTCAAAAGCAAACACAGTTAGCGGACCAGGACTCATTTTTAAGTTTATGTCGCTAGCATCCTCAACAGAACCGTGAGGCCAGGGGCTTTGTAAACTGTCAATCCATTGTGACAAACTTTCGGTGCGAAATTGCTCGGTGGTTTGAATTGTCAGGGCTTCGGTTAAAGCTGCCTCAGTTATTAGTACGCCCATAGCTGGGTTGGCCTGTGCCCAGGCTTTGCGGTCATCTAAAGCTGCAAACTGGGGCGCGCTGTACTCGTAATAACCCATTGAGGCAGGCGGGTGGCTTAGCGCTCTTTCGCGTACCTCATTTAGGGTAATGCTAAAGGCATCACCCGCATTACTCGCGAGCAAGGTTTGG